CTTCCCAAATGTCGAACTGCACTCTTCCCGTACTTTGTCGTCTAATTCGTACTTCGTTACAACGCCACGCTCCTCCATCCCCTGCCTGCGTAGCGCCCGCTCTTCTTTTCCCTTGATTATGTCTATCGCTGTACCCATACAACAAAGGTAATACTTTTAGTCGAATTTCCAAATTTATTAATAAAGCCCGACCCCCTACCCCTGTTTACCCCAGACTAAAAAACAAAACAAAGGAAGTAATAACCTCGCTCGGGGCTGTGCCCCTCGCTTCGGAGCTAACCAATGCAACACCTTATGTAATTCCGATTCCCAAAGAGATTTCACGCTTCCTTCCTGCATCATCTTTTTGCTTCATCCTCGTTTTGCTTTCTCTAGTCTGGCTTCCGGCTCCGTTATTCCTTCTCATCCATCAGTCGCCCCGCTCTCCTCTCTGTTTCATGTGAAACAATCCCGTTAACATTCCCGTATTGTTTTAACTTAATTCCAAATGAGATATTAACATTCCCACCTCTGTAACGTTTTGTTATTCACCGCATTAGTAAGCAGAACTGCGCGCACGCATACACGCACGTTATGAATGTATCACCTTTATGTATATATATACAATTCATATATAGTAATAATATATATAATATATAGTCTCTGCATGTAGTTATTCCCTTTCTTTTTTTTCTAAAGAAAACACCAAGTTATGTTAGTAATAAAAGGGGTAATATATAACCCAAATGTGTGGGTACTAAGGAAGGCAAAGGAGTAAAAAGGCGACTCGCCATAATGAGAGCGCAATATGTAAACATAGTATTAGGTATGTTAATATATAGTTAAAACATATGAGATATAATACATTTTTCTGAGAAAAATGTTGTGTAATTTCAAGAAGTTTTGTATATTTGTAATACAGAAAAGGAAATAAGAAAACGAATATTAACACTAAAAACATTATCAATATGGAAAGAATAAACGTAGAAGCCGCGAGAATCCGCGTAGAATTCCGTAAAAACGAGACGAACGAAGTAATAAAAAACGAATGGTTTAACGTCATGTCATTTGACAATTCGGACGGGTTTGAGTATGACATGGATGAATTACTTGAAGAAACCGGAGCGGATTATTACGAGATAGTGGAATTTGAAGACATTCCGGAGGAACTACAATTGCCGGATAGATTACCAGATGAAATCATAGACCTATGTAAATACTTTTATACGGAGGATGATGAATATTTCAAAGAAGCCTTTTTCTACTGGCTGGATAATTATCACTACAAATTATTAGGTTCTGACATATTATACTTAATAAATAGGGCTAAAGAAGCTTATATGGGTTATTATGAAGACATACAAACATTTGTGGAAGAGATGTTCGATGCACAATACCCTGATTGTCCACCCGACATTAAGTATTATATAGACTACTCTTTATACCAAAGAGACCTAATGTATGATTTTTGGGAAATAGACGGACATATATTCCAACAATAAAAAAATACAGCTATGAAGACAATAAAAGGCACTTATAAAGACAATAATTACTTTGAGTATGAAGTAAACGGGAAAAAGTATTGGGTACAAGGCGAGTTGCACTGGAATAAGGCAAAAAACAGACTTGAGCACACGCATACGGGGCCAAGAGGCGGAGAATATTTAATTTATTGGAACTTTTAAATAAAAACATTATGTATACCGTAGAGATAAGCATAGAACATTCAAATTTCCCTGATTATATGCATTTTACTTTATTGAAAGTAGAAAACGAAGAAAGATTATTTAAATATAGCTCCTATAACTTAGAAACAATTATTACTTACTGTGTTAGTAGTGGAATCGATGTAAAAGAATTATCATTTGAAAATAAATTAGTGAAAAATGGAAGAGATAAATAACATAATATCGACAATTATATCAACAAAAGAAATAACCTATAGGCAAATTAATTATTTAATTAGCAAAAGTGAATCTCTTGGGATAGACGTTACAAAAGAGCTGGTTAACTATGATATAAAATTAAACGGGGAAGATGCAGGGAAGGAAGTGGAATATTTAAAAAGGAGGGATAATTGGCGCTTATGTGGATGGAGGGAAAAGAATGCAATTTCTAAATCGACGGCTAACGATATCATATTTAAAGGGCTACACGAATTCGGTGAAAGTATGTACGAACCATATTATTATATCAATGGAATAGCTTACACACATGGTGATACAATAAGTATTGTTGGATAAAAAAAAGATTATGTTAGAAAAAATAAGATTAAAAGAGCTAAACGATTTATACGGGACGTTTAGATATAAAGGAGACATCTATAAAATAATCAGTATCCTAAAGGATGTTGATTTAATTAACGGTTCAGTTAACAGAGTCATAGCATGCAAAAATAAAGCTACCAGCAAATACAAAATAATAGATGTCGGGAAAAATGGAAATGAATTTGTTTTTGTAGAAACAAGCATAATACAAAAGAACGGCGAAGATTCGGACTATTATGTCAACTTGACAGACATTAGATTAACGCACATTAGCCCTAAAAAGGTAGAATGTCTGAAGGGGCACAAAATTAGGTTGGATAAATATTTTGAAAAAGAGCTACTTAAATTTGCTTTTTGTGAATATGAATTAAACATAGGTACTTATCATCCGTTTTTATTGTCAAAAAAATGCTATTTCAATGATTTTTACGAAAAAGACAACCATACCTATACATGTTTCACGGCTGAAGACGAAAATGGGAAAATGTACCCTTTTGAAATTAAGGACTATTTATATGCTGGTCAGGATGTTATTTTTAAATTTGATATGATATGAAAGAAAAAAGCATTCTAAAGGACGCTAAAGAAATATTAGCCCTTATTCCTGAACCATCTGAAATGAACAGGTATCATTTTATTTTTGAAATAAATACTACTATTACAAAATTAACAGACACTTTCAGCACATCACCTTACATCTCATTGATAATTAGAGATAAAGACGAAATAATTAGCTACATTTCCGCGAATCTAAGAGACAATGGTTACAATAATAAAGTATCCGAAATAAAAGAGAAAATAATAACATATAAGAAACTAAACAATGATAGGAATAATTAATATAGGATTGCTTTATAGGCAAATAGCGTCTTACTTCATTTTTAATTACTTCAATATGGAAGTAGGAACCGACGAAGTATGTATATTGAATGATGAAATAATAATCCTTGACAAATTGTGTAATTTTTATTCAGAAATTACGATTGATAACGGAATAGCTATCGATATTAAAGGCTACATAAAAACGTGGGAATTTTCGCCCAAATATGTAGGAGACGAAAAAGAGGCAAAGGATATTGCATTAAAAATGATAAATGATTTCATAAATATTAAAGACGGGTACAACATTTATTCAAGAGGATATTACTATGACAACTAAAAAAGACAAATTAAACGCTATTTGCGGGCTTATATTATTTCTGCTAATCTTGATTGGCGGAATGCTGGATACGCAAATACTAGAAGAGCAAAAAACAAAAGAAATTAATAATTACGCTGATACTGTAGAGGTATTTTTAAATGATAGTATAGTCATATTTAATTGAATAATCATGGACATAAATAAACAAATAAAAAACAACGTAGCGACTGTACAGACAGTGAACTACTACAAAGACATAAAGAAATTAGCCCTTAATTCGAATAATTTAGAGCGTTTTTGCCAAATTTTAGGAGAATCAAAGGGGCGGGCGTTCGTCGAAAACATTTTGCAAGCTTCGTACAATTCCAGATTAAAATTTTGCAACCCGAACAGCGTAATTTTATGCGGATTAGCTATTGCAACTACTGGCTTATCATTGGTTCCTGCTCTTGGACAATCGTGTATCGTCCCTTACAAGGACAACGCACAAGCGCAAATAATGTATCGTGGATTCATTGAATTAGCTAATAGGACGCAAAAATTAGAGCGTATAAATGTCTCAGAGGTTCGCGAGGGTGATATTGAAGGTATAGACCCGTTCAAAGGTGAAATAATATTAAAAACTTATGATTATAACGGCTATATAGAGAGAAAAAAAAGGGCTTATATTGGTAATATAGCATATATAAAATATCTTTCAGGTGGTGAATATTTTAAATATATGACAGTCGAGGAGATAAAGGCACACGCTCAAAAATACTCGCAATCTTATAGGAATAAAACGGGATTATGGGTAACAGATTTTGAGATGATGGCTAATAAAACAGTAGCAAAAAGCCTTTTAAATTTATACGGGCCGAAAACGGAGAGCATAGAAAACGCAATTAAATATGATTTTTCGACACCAACGAACGAAAATTTAACAGATTTAGAATATTTAGACGGGACAAATGAGTAAAGGGAAAGGGCTAAATTTTTCGATGAAATGGACGAATTCGAGGGTTTTTCCTCCTTCACATGAAAGAATAAGAATTATTTTAGAAAGTGGAGATGTTAAAATAGGGGTGTTCCATCCAGAAAGCATACCTTTTGTTTTCGGAGTAGACGGGAATGTATATTATTATTACACTGTAAAATTTTGGCAATATGATAGATAGGAAAGTGTTTAGAAATTACGAAGATTGGTACAATTACCGGAAAAGCAATTATTTTATTGGAGGACATGATATAGCGGTAATAACTGGTCATGATGAATACAAAACACCTTTGGATTGGTATAATGACTACCAAAGGGGGCAAGCAATGGAAAATGAAATTAATTATAATACCCAAAGGGGGCAAGCAATGGAAAACGCTATCGCTGCTCTTTTTGAAACAGAGTCTACAGAGAGGGTGATAAAAGAAAGCGCGAAATACTTCGTTTTAAGCAACGATAATTACCCGCCCTATATAATTGCTTCACCTGATAGGGAATTGTTTAAATTTCGAAGGAAAAACCGCATTGTCGTTGAAATAAAGGACACATTACGTACTGTAGATTTAAATGACCCCGAAACTTTTCCTAATTCGTGGTATATGCAGTTGATTTGGAACATGGGCGTAGGGGAATATGACGCGGGAATGTTAGTAGTATATGATGGACAAAAGCAACTGAAATGGAGAATGTTCGATTTTGACAAAGATTTATTCGAGTATCTTTTAAATGGGGCTAAAGAATTCACAGAAAATCACATACTTAAAGGAGTTCCACCGGCTCCAATTAACAAAGAGGATATTTTTAATATTACAAATACCTCTGAAACAATATCTTTGAACATTTCCCCTGAATACATGGAATTAGTCAATAGCTATAACGAGATAAAAAATAAAATAAAAATACTGGAGAAGGAGAAAGAAGATTTAGAAAACAAAATAGCGTTACTTTTCAACAATTGCAACGAATTAGTATGTGAAGGCGTAAGAGTGGCTACAATTAAGGACTATACACGCAACACAATAGACACTGAGAAGCTAAAAACTGAATTTCCGTTGATATATGAATCAGTAAAAAAAGAATCAAAAGGGAAAACACTTAAAATTTTAAAATTATGATGGGAATTTTCGTTATCTTGTTAGTAATATTAATAATAAATTTTGCTGTATTATTTTTGGGAATATGGTTTTTGCCTTATTTAAGTATTTCTACATGTGAATTTTTCTTTGATATATTCCCTTCAATATCTGCTTTGGCTATGGCTTTTTCAATGTCTTATTATTATAACGACATACAAAAATACATGAGATTGAAGGAAATATTAGCGCACTTTGAAAAAAAAGAAAAAGAAAACAGAAGGAAGGAAATAATCAGAAAAAGAATGGAAAGAGAAATATTTGAGAGAGAAAATAACATGTTAAGGCGAAATTAAAAAAAATAATCGTATATTTGTGGTGTTGACTGCTACCAACAAAGAAGATATTCACGGTATATTACCGTAAAGAGGTTTGTTTTAGGGTAGCAGCTAAAATGAACCTCTTTTTTTATATTATCTACATCATGGAACCTAAAAAATCATTTGTTTTTTATTTGTCGTGGAGAAGTGCAATAAATTTGCTAAATGATTCACAAAAAGCAGAGCTATTAAATGCGATTTTTGATTATGTCTCTGGAGAACCCGTTTTTATAAACGACGGAGGTGTAAATATTTGCTTTGAGTTCATAAAGTCAGACATAGAGCGAGATTTAGAAAAATGGGAAAACATAAAAGAGAAAAGGCGCGAAGCAGGGAAAAAAGGGGGAATGTATTCAAAAAAAAATAACCCAGTGGGTTTTTCAGAAACCCAAAATAACCCAGTGGGTTTTTCAGAAACCCAAAATAACCCAGTGGGTTTTAAATTAATTAATCAAACTAAGCAAAAGGAAGCAAAAGAAGCAAATGCTTGTTTTGCTAAGCAAAAGGAAGCAAAACAAGCTGTTAATGTAAATGTAGATGTAAATGTAGATAATAATATTATTCTTACAGATAATTCTACAGATAATAAACAGAATAACATTATAGAGAAAAAAGAGATAAAAAATATATCTAAATATAATTCTACATCTAATAACGATATATTTCTTATCTCTAAAAAAGAAGAAGAAAAAGAAAAAGACTGGAGAAAAGATTTTAATGTTTATTTGTCAGAATTACATGAAGAAGTAGACAAAATACTATGTGATGCAGAATGGATGGAAAAACAAAAAGAATTCAACCCTCCTGAATTGAACATAATAAAAACAATTGAATGTGCTATCGAAAACTTCTGGGGTACTACTGAAGGTTGGGAAAACAAAAAGAAATCGAAAACAAAAAAAATAAACTGGAAAACAACATTGGCAAAAGCTCTTAAAATTCAAACGAACCGCGTTTTTTATCCGAAAAATTTAGCGGGGGGGGCGCGCGGATTTGCAAAAAAGGAGACAATGGAAGAGCAAACGCAAAGAGTCGCTTTTAAAATTATGCAGGATATACAAGAGGGGAAAGACGATTCATTATTTGGAATGATGTATAACAAAAAAGACAATAAATAATTGCGATATGGACATACAGCAAATAAAAGAAGCTCAAAATTACCCGAAAATAAGCGAATTAAATAAAAACGAACTGTTTTTGTTTTCTATGGACATAGTAAAAAAGGCTTTTTTAAGGGTAAATCAAGAAACGACTGACGAATTAATCGAGGTCACAACAAAAGATGTCGCAACATTTTTAGAGGCGGAATGCAAAGCGCTAACCATAAAGGAGTGCGACATAGCGATAATTTATGGTTTATCTGGCGAATTTGGGGTTTTCTATCGTATGTCGGTACAAACTATCATCCAATTTTTAAAAGCCTTTAAATCGCACGTAAATCGCTCTCAGGCGATAATCGAAAAATACGGGAATGTAAAACAATTGGAAGTCCATTCTAAAGATTTTTCAATTGAACAGTTGTCGGAGTTTGAGAGGAATGCTTTCAATGAATTCAAACAAACAAAAAAATTGCCCATTGGTTTACCATGTTTGCCAGTGGTTAAGTATCTGATAAGCAAAAACAAAGTGCGGGCAGAGACTTATTTAAGATATGTTTCCGAGGCTACAATAGCCGTAGAAAACGAAAATAAAAACGAAATACAAAAGCTGATAATGGCGAACAACACTACAAAAGAGGCTGTAATTGTGTACAATGCTTGCAGGAAATTATTAACTGATTATTATACACTAAAAACTAAATGAGATGAAAAGCGAGAAAGATATTTTACTTGAAAAGATGAATAAAGCGTTACAAAAAAGAGACTATGTAAAAGTAACTCAAATAAAAACGCAACTTGACAACTTGAATAAATATGAATTGATACCGGTTAAGGATTTGTTCGGGAACATGACTAAGGAACAGAAAGAAAAAGCGGTGTATGTTTGTAAAAAAATACCTCTTTTCGCTGATTTGCTTTCTCAGGCTGCAATTGAGCTTACTAACATAATACAGCAAGTAGATTCATCTTCTAATTTGGTATTAATGAAAGACTTATCAAAAGCTCGCTTTTACGCGGAAAGAGTAGTTAAAATTGTAGATGATTTGAATGATGATGAATTTTCGGAATCATTTGGGAAATTTGCAGATAGAGTAAATCTAGAAATAGATAATTTATTTGAAAAATATGCCAATAAGTAAAGACTTTATTCAAACGAAAAACGGAGTATTAACACAGCAAAAATTATTCTGAAATGAAAACATACGTAATAACATTATCCAAAAAGTTTATGTCTAAACACCCCAAAGCAGGTAAGCCGACATTTTTTGTTTATAGATTTATTTCTCATGAGAAAATACATACAATAAGAGCAAATTATGCTCTTTGGGAAAAACGGATTAAAGAAGTTCAAGAATGTAGAGCGATTATTTCTATTAGAGTTTGGAAAGATAAACCGTATAGAAGCCCTCAAGTTGAAATTGCAAAATTATCTTGTATTGATAATGTAGGTATTCAAAAAATGGAATTCACGTCTGATTTGTCAGAATGTATAATTGAAGGTAGACATTACAGTTATTGTGATATTGCTAAAAATGACGGATTATTGCCTGAAGATTTTCTTTATTGGTTTAAAACATCCGAAATATATAAACCATTGGGGATTATTCATTTTACTAAATTCAGATATTAAATGGCTCGATTAAACACAGAAAGACAAAATAAATTAGAACCTATCATAATGCGAACAGCAATAAATGAAATACAGAGATTAGGGCTAACAATCCTTAATTGCACTGATAAAATGATAGAGTTCGAGTACAAGGGCACAGTATAAAATATTTCCCTTATTCAGAATGGGCAACTGGAAAGACTATTAAAGACGGTAGAGGATTAATGAATTTAATTAACCAATTAAAATAATAACTTATGAAAATTAGAATAGATATAAAATCAATTTTTGGGGATGTACTATTTTCTTTCGAGAAAGAGAATAACACAATTAAAGATACATTAGCAGAAGCTTATTTGGAATACGCTAATTTGGAATACGCTAATTTGAGAGGCGCTAATTTGAAAGACGCTAATTTGAGAGTCGCTAATTTGAGAGACGCTAATTTGGAATACGCGGATTTGGGAAACGCTAATTTGGAATACGCTAATTTGAGAGACGCTTATTTGAAAGGCGCTTATTTGGAAGGCGCTAATTTGAGAAACGCTTATTTGAGAGACGCTAATTTGAGAAACGCTTATTTGAAAGACGCGGATTTGGAAGGCGCTGATTTGGAAGGCGCTTATTTGAGAAACGCTAATTTGAAAGGCGCTTATTTGGAAGGCGCTGATTATTCAGAATATACATCTTTCTTGGCATATCAGTGCCCAATAGAAGGAAGTTTTATAGGGTGGAAAAAATGCGGGAGATATATTGTAAAACTAAAAATATGTGAAGACGCAGATAGAAGTTCCTCAACGTCTCTAAAATGTAGATGTTCAAAGGCTGAGGTATTAGAAATACAAAATATGGACGGAAGTACAGCTGATATAACAGAAATATGTTCCAATTATAATAAAGACTTTATATACAAAGTGGGTGAAACAGTTGAAGTAAAAGACTTTGATAAATGCCGATGGAATGAATGTTCAAATGGGATACATTTTTTTATAGATAGGAATGTGGCTGTAGCTTATATAAAATGACTATGAAGAATTTTTTAGGTGGAATTAAAAAAGCAGAATTAAAAATTATCGTTGCTGGGGAATCCGGCAATCCTGAAGAATTGATTAAGTCTGCAATATCTGTTACACAATTTTTAGAAGCAAAAGGATTTGATGCTGTAATAAAATTCTCTTATAAACAAACTGAAGACTGGATTAACGAACATAAATTGGAATATGTAACTATAAATTTTGAGAAATATGAATAAAATGAAAATTACTTTCGGGGTAATATCTTCTAGTAAATATCAAATAGAAGCATACAATAAGCTTGATGCTTATGCTGCTATATCATTATATTTAGGTGCATATGCTTTACCATTCACAGTTTTATATGAGCCTTATGATATTTTAGGAGATAATTGGGTTGATGATATTGAAAAATTTCTTAGCCTATTTGAAAGAGAATGTAAATATTCAGTATATATATACAAATATCAAGATGAAATAAAAGAAGCATATTCAACTATAAAAGAGATATGAGTTATGGGAACAAATAGAAATATAAATATATATGATAGTTTTAATTTCTGCACGACATTAGAGCAGTCAAAAAGTTTATTAGAACTTGGGCTTAATCCTGAAACTTCGGATATGACATACTTAACGGGTATAAGAGACGGAGAAGAAGAAATATATGGCATTTTGCCATATAAAGAATTAGTACCTGCCTGTAGGAAAGGCAATATTTTATATAAAAATGTCCCAGCTTGGACATACTATAAACTATTAACCCTTTTGCCTAAAGAATATATATTATTATCTCAAAGAAGAATTGGAATTACTGAAATAGCTTTAAATAGTAATATCCCAGCAGGAGATATCATATCAGTAAATTTACATAAAGGAGTAGGAGGATTATTAACCATTATTAAAAATGAAGCATTTATCGAGAGAATTAATAAGGAATTTTTAATAAAAGAGAATAATTCACCTTGGATTAGTATTAGTGAACAACAGCCTGAACATGATGAATTAGTTTTAACAAGGCTTGAAGCATACCATTTTAAGCCTAAACTAAATGTTTATAATGCCTATTATAAAACATGGAATACAGAAGACGGAGACGATTTTGATTGTAATATAAGTGATAATGATTTATGGATGTCGATTCCTACATTTGATGATATAATGAATAGTAACAAATATATTATAAAAAGACTTAAATAGAAGTGAAAAAGAAAGAAATTCCTAAATCGTGCGACTGTAGAAACTGCAAAAACGCAGGAGAAGTAAAAGACTTCATGGTGTTTTGCAGTGTCTTAAATATATATCGTTCTGTAGGAATTAGACCTTACTGTGCAAAATTTAAAAATAAATAGACATGGCAGAAATAGAAAATGTAGTCATAATAGATAGATTTGATTATGACGAACTGGTAGAAAAAGCAAGGATGACAGATGAAGAAATTAAAAAAGAAGCTGAACGCATTTTTATGCAAGAAAATGGAGTCCTTGTAAGAATTGAGTTTAACGAATATCCCAATTCAAAAAACTTCACAGCTCCTATTGGATTTATCAGAGGTGGAGAAAAAGAAGATATTTATAATGCATTAAATGATATTGAACAAAAAATAAAAGAATGGATGGACGAAAATTTTAGACTATACACAAAAAGATTAAGGGATAAAAATATTACTGAAAAGAATTGCATCGGACTAAGTAAACGGGTGGTTAATTTAGAAGAAAGACTCAAACTTTTAAAGATTAAATATACATACTTATTATCTTATGCTGTAATAATATCTATGATAACTATTTTCTTATTATGTGGAATTTAAAAATAAATTGTATGGGAAAGTATATTAGACTACATTATTATTTTTATAATTACAGATGTTCAAAAAAGGAACTTTGCTCTATATTAATATACACAGATAGTATAAAACTTGTATCAAGTTATTCCCATTATTGAACTTGAAGTATTGTAACGATGAATAATGGCGAGTCGATAAATGTAGTAGAGACGATAGAAGAAATTAAAAATATGTTGGATATTAAAATATAAGAAAATGATACAGACAAGAGTAAATCGCGCTGATATTTCTTGGGAAGAATTCCCTATTTTAGCGTTTAATCCAGATTTAAATGTTATTATTATAGCCTTAGAAAATGGTGATTATTTAAAGGGAACTGTAGTCAATTCTGATAACCCAGAACATCCAATTGGGAAATACTACGAATATTGGGAAAAATCCCAATTTTGTCCTTTTGAAGATGAAGTAATATTAAAAAACAAAAGCAAATAATGATATGATTAAGGAACAAATAAAAAAAATTAACCTTACTTGGGAAGATTACCCGCTTTTAATGTGGAACCCAAAATTAGGTATTATGATTATAGCTTTAGATAATGGTGATTATCTAAAAGGAGCTATATGTTATACAGAAACTGATAATTTTGTAGTTGGTATATATAGTGAAAAATGGGATAAAAGCGAGTTCACTCCTTTTTTAGGAGAAATGACATTAAAAAATGATTTATAATGAAAAAGGTATTTTATTTCTTCTTCTTAGGGCGCAAACATAGATTATTCGCTAAAAATAGATATATTGCTAATCAGGCAAGAGCTATGTATTGCATTAAAGAATTCTCGGAGTATGAAAATATAACTGAGAAAGAATATTTTTCAGGAGATAAAACGTTAACTAACCTTTTTAAGACAGAAGAAAGATTTAAAAAATACAAGGAGAAAAATTATTTTGAAATATTATGTAGTTATAACACGATAGAGCAATTATGAAAAAGATACTCGGAGCGCACAACGCAAACACATATCTGGAACCACGCAAATGGTGGATGAAGCTGATTAACTTTACGTCAAAATGCCAGAAGTTGACAATATATGAACAGTTCAAACATGGAGTAAGATACTTTGACTTCAGAATAAGATATGACAAAAAATTTGGTATGTTTATAAATTGTCATGGATTGGTAGAATATTATGAATCGCTAAGTATTACTGTTTATAATTTAACTTATCTTGCAGCAAAAATAGCACCAGAACCAATTTATATTAGGTTTGTGTATGATGATACATTTAATAATCATATAAATGATTACAATTTTACCGATTTATTTATAAAACATATATTACCTATTTTCGGTCATGACGAAAATGTTATTTGGCAACTTATAAAAAAATCTTCGTGGAAACGTATAGATTCAGACAATAGACCTCAACCCACAATAGTGGATTGTTTCAAAAACTACAGAGGCTACAAATGGATTCCTTTCCCGCAAAGGTATATATCTAAACATAAAGAACATTATCAAGAAATCATAGATAATACAAAGGTCGGAAATGATACAATATTTCTATGTGACAGAGTAGATTTATTCAAAATAAAATAATATGGCAACAAGTAAAAGAACATGGCAAAGATTCGAGGCAGCAGTAGCAGCCATTTTTGGGACTAAAAGAGTCCCCCTTTCAGGTAGCATTTCAGGTCATAATACTCACTCCGATTCTATGCACCCTGATATTTACATAGAATGCAAACTACGTGAATCGTTTTCGATATGGAGATTATTTGATGATACTTCTAAAAAAGCTAAGAAAGAGGGGAAAATACCTCTTGTAGCTATAAAGGAAAAAAACAAAAAGGGATGTTTATTTATTATAAGTCCTGATAACTTAAAAGAGTTAGCGGATTTATACAACTCTGATAAACAAGAAAATGAACGAGAAATATACGTTGAATTATAAAATTTAATATATTTGTGTATGGAAATGATTGTTATTGAAATAGATTTGAGCCAAATCCCCTCGGATAAAATAAAAAATTTCCTGCGGAAAAATGGGAATGAAGCCAATGTTGTTAAGCTATGTGCATGTAAACGTAAACAGCCAGACCCTTACGGAAGTGACATTACAGTTTACATAAATCAAAATGCAGAAGAAAGATTGTCAAATCAACCTAAAATATTCTGCGGTAAAGGAGTTGAAATAAAAACAAATAAAACAGATACACAACAAAACAATAATAGTCGAAATAATAATAATGATGATTATCCTTTTTAAAATATAAATCATGGAAACAGAGGAAATTTTAAATATTATACAAGCGTCATTAAAAATATGCGCTGAGAATATTAAAGCCCGTCACTGGACTATGGTAGGGCACGACTTTATGACTTATCATCCGTATTTTGACGAAATAAACGAAAAACTAATAGATTTTGTAGATGAAATTGCGGAAAGCACTGTAGTAACTGGAGGGATACCGCCCTATAATTTTGAACAATATTTAAAATTTTCCTTTATAGAGCCTATTAAATTTATTCCTTCTCTTGAAATGATGCTAAAGGATACTATATCAGAATTGCAAAAGATATATGATTATATAAATAATAACTTCAACCAATTTGACGATACAACGGCAGATTTAATGGTTAAAATAACAAGAAAAATAAGAGACAAATACCTATTCTTCTTAATTCAATCTACCAGACTTAGTTTTAGTTAAACATATAATTCTTTTTATTATTCATATTTTTTCAATTGATTCCCGTTTGTTTGTGAAAATAGACGGGATTTTTTTATATTTGTACATATCATTAAGTACAGCATTTCGGAAAACAGAAAAATTGGCAAATGAGGCTCCCCAAATTGTGAAATTCGGGGAGTTTTTATATATTTGCATAGTGTTTAATATTCGTATGTATCTACAACGGTTTGTGAAAATAGTTGTCACCACTTAATTTTTTTCATATTAAATGATAATGTAGAAAAGGCTACAACGAAAGTTGCAGCCTTTTTTTTTAATAGCATGAGAATATTTCTATCCTCTATACTACCAACACACTAAAATGTTAAAAAATTCCATTGTGCACCAAAACCGAGATATGGAGAAAATTTATTACAAGAAATTGCGTAACCATATCCTGCCTGCAATCCTAAGCTGAAGTGGCTTTTCTTTTTTTTAATATGCGTTTCAGTTTTTGTTATGGTTAAATACTTGACTGGAGAATAAACCTCTATCTTTTTAGCCTCTACCTTATATCCGGTCATACATATTGAATATGTAGAATCTTCAAAACAGTATTCAGATATCGGTATTTCTACTTCTGCCGGCTTAGAAAGTTCAGGGACATACAACGTGTCCCTGATAGTCTCCTTTATTTTGATGTATTTTGGAATCAAAAGCGTGTCAATGATAGTATCTACCCTCGTTATCACGAAAGTGTCTGTATGAGCCTCTATTTGGGGTGTATTGGCATGTTTGCCTATGACATAGCCACAAGCAAAGGACAGAAAGAGCGAGAGAACCAATAACACCCCAAATTTTCTCATTTCTTAAAATATAATTCAGATTCTGCCTTCCTTCTCCTTACAAGTCCTGAAAGCACTTCTTTCCCCGCATATATCCATTTCTTGAACTCATTAGCGATAGTAGGGTCATTCGGATTTAATTTCACTTTACGCAAAAGTGTAGAATCCGAAAAGTTCTTCACCCCGACATTATAAGTAAAAGAGACTAATGCGTCAAACTGGTTTTGTGTCAATTCCACATCCATAGTTGAGCCGGATACTATATCTACAGCATTAGAAATATCATCTAAAAGAAATTCCGTTGCTTTAGCCTCTGTTATTACATCGCCTTCTTTTACATTATATGTATGCCCATACCCGATAGTCCATACTCCGGCTGGACACTTATATGCAACCAGTCTTAACCCCTCAAATTCTTTTATAAGGTTAAGCCCCTTTGCTCCTATTTGATTCAGATGCTTCATGTGTTTCAAATTCTTTAAAATATGGTATTTTCTTTACTATCTCAAAGCTTACTATATAATGTATAAAAGATATTGCCCTATTATTCGGAAGCAATGATTTTATGTTAGTCAGTATGTTCAATGAATAAAAATACGTGACGATTGCTACAATTGCCGATATGCACTGTAACGTCATTTCTTTGTTATGGAATTTATTACCTATAAAATAAACGCTCCCTACTAAAAGATAAAACACTAACATCTCACATAAGCAGAAGTAAAACTTTTTGCATTTAAACGTTTTCTGTTTTACAATGATATCTTCTATCAATCCTATTATAAAGTTTATCAAGAATATATAAGCGATAATTATAACATAATCATATATAGGGGCTATGTAACTTATTATTACCGCAAATAAACTCCCTAAAAATCCCTGAAATCCTCCCGCCTGATTCTCCATAATTTAATTCCTTGTTAAATATATAATAGCATTTATTGAATATGCGTAATTGCCTGATACATCATCTATCAAAATCTGGACTTGTTGATTACCTACTGTATAATTGACCTTTGCCAATTTTTGTATAAAATTTGATGATTCATCATAAACAGAAAGGATAATACTTTGTGCTCTTGCTGATGTAAAGTTTATAGTTACAACTGGATTATTAGTGCCATTGCCATAAGTCTTTGAATTATTTATACCAGCAGTTTCAAATAAAACTTGATTTTGAGTTTCACTCCCGCTTTTTGCCATTCTTAAATTAAGATAATATACCGCGTTACCATTTAAGAAAAAAGGAGTCAGGTTAAGTTTATCATCAGTAACGGCAAGTGCAGCAATTTTCGAGGAGTCTATGCTATAATCTATAATATTTTCATTTGATACTGAACCGGATTGTAGTGCGTCATTAGATATTGAGCCTAATCCAATGTTCCGTTCTGTTACTTGATAATCCCCTATTTTAGCAGAGGTGATGGCTCCGTTGGCTATATCTGGAGTCGAAATAGTACCGTCAGCTATCTTTTCTGAGGTGACGGCTCCGTTGGCTATCTTTAGGGTTCCTACAGCCCCATTTGCTATGTCTGATAAACCTATACTTGACGGTAATACCAGATTAGCCCGCCAATCGTATGTGTGATAGAATGAATACCCGTCCATACCTACCGCCCATGTTAAGTCAATTGTAGCCACTTCGGATATTCCTGTAGGTTGAATATTGCTAAATAATGCTCTTTTTATAGCTGTATATTCTTGCCCTGTTTCTGACGAACGTTGTTCTACATCGCTTAACCATACATATACAGTCGCTCTATTTTGTTCTGTAACAGTAAATGTTTTATTGCAGGTCGCAATTATTATAGTCCCTGTAGCTAATGACGGTAGAGATGAAGAGGTTTTAAATATAAGCTGGGTAGTCCCAGAAGTAAAAGTAGCTGAATCCATCTCATTAGACATACTAATATCAATGAATTTGTAATTACTTGCCCCTAAAAATATTCCTAATGCGCTTTGCCAGTTATCAAATGCGCTTACTAAGTCATTTATATAAACAAGATTGCCATCATCGTTTATATATGATAATATTGTGTCTTTGAGCATATTGTACTGATTTTAGTTTATATTTTATTCCCCATATTATTAATGAATCTACAGTTTGGGTAAATTCTGAAAATGTATCTTTATTTTCTTCTAAATAAGACGGGTAATTTATAATTACTCCTGTTGTCAAAGATGAAGTATATAAATATGACTTTCCCCCAGCCGTATAGTCTTTATCGCTCCAATATACTTTTTCGCCAGCTTCATAATCTGAAGGATATAGATATACTTTATTTGAAGTGACATTTATAGCCTCTATATGCCTCCCGTCAGGGTCGTATAGGTCATTAAGAATATCTATGACTTGTTGCTTCCCATATTGGCAGGCAGCGATTTTATATGCCCGTTGCCTTTTTGTATTATATTCGTTCCATAGTAAGATAAAAGGATATAACAAACATAACAACAGCTTATAGAAGTTGTTCAAACGGTATTCATTATTTACCATATAATTAGGTCTGTTTATCTGGTAAATAAGTTTAGGTATATTTATTTCTCTAAACGGGAACATAGCTAATATTTAAATCCTCCGCAAAATTAAAATATCCTGATACTAATTTTATCCTTCCATTTTCCGCATTATATGTCAGTGAACCATTTGTAGAAACAACGTCAGGGATATATGCTGCTTCAACTCCTGATACTTCTTGGAAGGATTTTTCTAAATCGTTTATGAACAATGGAGCGCCTAACACTATATTCTGTTGTATAGTCGTTTTCATGGATTCTATATCATTTTTCACCTGAGCAAGGGAATTGCCGGCACTGTAATACACTGTCATACCTTCAGGGAATGTTAATATATCCGGTTCTCGGGTCTGTATAAATAGATTGAATCCCAATGGTATAAAATTTTCGTAGTAATCTTTGAATGCCGTAAGCTGTTCTGAACTCAAAGGAGTTAGATTGCCTGTATTGTCAGTAGTAGCTACATTTAATATTATACCTCCTTCAGACGTCGATACTGTAGCCTGCTTTATAATCCTGTTATTCTCATTTATAGGATTATACCCCATTTCTTTAGTATCATTATCCAAAATTACCAGATTATCCCCATATTGGAAATATAAAGCCTTATCCAGATAATAATCTTTACGTGTTACTCTTAGACTCCGAGCTGTATTGGCTATATTATCTTCTGAAAATAGTATCTCATTGGCTACTATATTCAATATAGTAGAAAGAGCGTCTACAAGACGCATCCATATAGCAGAAGCAGAAGTGTTTACGTTCTGGAATAAAGACTGTATAGCTATTATTATTTGTTGTCTTAAATCTTCCATAATTACTCCGTTCTTAATCTATATAACTCTGCATCTATAAAAAACCAAACTTGGCTTGCTGACGGATTGTTATTTGACGCAAAAGCCGTAATAGTATAAACTATCCTATCGTTGGTATTTGCATTGAAATCAGTAGGCTTAAATGCCAAATCTGTCATTAACGGGGGAATACCGTTATTCGTCACAACTCGTACTTTTGTAGTATTGTAGGGTACTACTACTTTACATGTATGGTTATTGTCTATCAAAAAATCTGAAGCCTTTAAATTAATTACGGACGTAGCAGCCGAATAAACTCCTAATATATAATCGCCTGGCTTTGGATAGTCGAAAACATTAGCGGTTTGAAATTTAAATGAGCCTGTCGGTATACTATTTTTAATAGTATCTACATTATAACTCGTCAATTTGAAAGTATAGGTACTATTTGACGGATTATATGTAATAACTCTTAACGTAATAGTGTTATTAGACACATCGACAAAACTAACTGTATTTGTCAGGTTGGACGTTATTGTCGTTACAAATATTCTGTAATTGTTTAATGCTGCTAAATTTGAACGACTATATACAATATTAGCCGAGCTTACTTTAGATACAAAATCAGTCCATCCAGAAGAGACAGAATTAATTACATTGGATATAGCTGCTGAAGAAGAACCATCATTAAGATTTATAAATGAGTGAGGCATTTCCAACATAGTAGGTCTACCCCCGAATTTTGTTTCTCCCCACTCATTTATAGCATTCACAGTCGTAAATGCAGAGGCGGAGACTTGTATAGGCTCATTCCCATTTAAATCGCTCTCTGTATATTCTGATAATGATGTTATGTCTACATATTGTACTGCCATATATTTAAGATTTAAATACTCCTAATACTTCTTTCCCGTTCATGCTATATACCGCCCTTATATCTCCCATACCCGTAGAATGATAATAAGCGACTTTGCAATTTTCGGCTTTTTGAACCAAATATAAGGTTTCTTGTTTATCTCCTACAGTAGTTTGGAATATTACTTCTTGGTCTCTTTGCTCAAATGTAGCATTTATATCTGAAGTAATCTCTACTCTTTGAGATTTTTTTTCAGGGTCATAGGCTACATAAAAATATCCTATACCGTCAGACCACTTTTTTTGTTTTCTAATTATAGCCATATATACAAAACTTTAAATTGCCCCC